CCCGTGACACCAGAATCCATGGCTACCGCGACAAAATAGCGCGGTATGGTCAATTGAATCTGTCTCGCTGCATTTAGGAAGAACTTCCCATGGAAGTTATTCGATGTAGCTAAACAAGAGTCAATAGATTCTGGTTTGCCGTTACAGAACCCCTTCCAATATACAGGGGTCACGTCAACTCCTCGGAAGGAGTCGACGCCACAAGACTCACGAAACCTCCCGGTTGCGTAAGACTTGGACGCGTTAACTTCGAAGTGGAGTGCACTAAGAGTCTTCTGTAACAGCTCCCAACAGTCTTTCGGTGCTATTATATCGTCACCGAACACGGCCACTGACCCAGCCAGTGCCAAAATCTTCTTACCACTTGCCCTTTCGCCACGCTCCGTGAGGATCGTTGCTAAGGTGATGGCCAGGAAGACAAGGCTCTCGACGGGGAACGTGCAAGCGCTACCCATTGTTGAGAACTTTCTCAACTCTATTTCCTCAGGAATATCAGGGTTGATATTTTGCCTAAGGAAGCGGGTACGAACGGCCTGTAGATGACACAGCAATTCAGGGTTCCCCCTGAATATCTGTCCAACTACTGCACAGGTAACTCGATCCGACGCGGCACTCAAGTCGCATGTCAGGAGCGAGCCATCCCGTGAACCAACCTTGCAGAGATCCTGGTTAAGCTCCTGTCCGTCGAAACGGCAGAATAAGCTAATCCAGGATGTACTGCACCTATCCTTGAAGTAGTGCCACAAATTCTGCTGGCACCATTGATTCGAGGAAGGCTCCGCAGCGATTAAGCGCGGTTTAAGGGCGGTCTTAGGCACAGCGATCAACCTAGAGAAATCCTCTCGCGAGGTGATCTCAGTACGGAAGTCGCTGCCTGCCCAACTGCCATAGTTATGGAAACCATGGTCTGCAATTGGGTAACGTCCTTCTAACCGATTGGACCAGTTGAACCAGTGGTATTTAACCACCAGACCGGGCCTCTCGGCTATCACGCCAGGTCCATGCCTATGATCCCACTCCAAGGGCTTGTAGCTCCCCAGAGTAGAAGCTAGGAATCCAGACACGAAGTCTAGGTTCCTAACAAAGAGGGAGATCTGGGGCTTCGTAGCCCCTAGATCTGACAACCTCGACCTAAAGATCTCACCACTAGGAGAACTAAATCCCCCATAGATAGACCTCATTTCGGCCGCAGTCGTCGTGTCCTTCGCCCAGACCGTTTCCGGTACGGGTAAAGCACTGTCCACCTGAACGAAACTCGCAACTTCTGCAAGAGTCGCCAGGTCGGGACAAGGAAGCTCAACTTTCTTACCGCAGTATAGAAACTGCCTAAGAAACAGAACAGCTTCAACATCCAAGTCCTCCTTTCTTAGGAGACCGGATTCGTCAAAGACCAGGAGGAGCAATTCCCTTAGAAATTTGGGAAATACTGACCTCGTCGACGCCCGACCTGAGATAGGTAGGCCCGACATAGTATACTGGCCGTCGTCCAAACACCTGTCTAGGTGTTTCCCGATCGCCGGGAGATCCACGGTGAACACCAGGATCCCCCTCGATTGACAAACCCGTTTGAGGCGTCTCAGGTCTTTCCTGAAACATTCCTCAAGGTTGGGATAGGTGCACAAAGCATCTCTTGCGATAGCTTCGTACACCAGTAAAAG